AGGAGAAAACACCAAACAAATAAAGGAAGAACTACTTTCGTCTACTGGTGTGACGCGTGAACAGTTAATGAGTAATCCTAAGTTTGCCGAACTACTGGTATCAATGAATGTCGAACCCACCATGAAAATAAGTCCAACCACAGGCAAAGAAACCTACGCATTCGCAAAGAACGATGAAGCGTTCAAAGCATTGTTAGAACACGAAGACCCACGTGTACAGGCACTTGTTAATGCACGTTTGGGTACTAAGAGTACGCTAGAAGAATCACGTACTGAGAGGTTTATAGGCATAGCTAAACGTGGATTACTACCTATCCCAGTGAGATATTACGCGGCACATACAGGTAGGTGGGGTGGTGATGACAAGATAAACATTCAGAATCTACCCAGTCGTGGTGTCAATGGTAAGAAGTTGAAGTCCAGTATCATTGCGCCAGTAGGTTACACGGTAGTTGATTGTGATTCGTCACAGATTGAGGCGCGTGTACTTGCGTGGGTGGCAGGGCAAGATGATTTGGTTGAGGCGTTTGCTAACAAGGAAGATGTGTATATAAAGATGGCATCTAAGATATACAACGTCAAAGAAGAAGATGTTACCAAAGAACAGAGGTTTGTAGGTAAGAGTACGATACTGGGTGCAGGGTATGGTATGGGTGCTGTACGCTTTGCTGAGCAGTTGAAGTCCTTTGGTACTACTATACCTGTAGATGAGGCACGTAGGATTATATCTATATACAGAGATTCAAATTGGAAGATAGCTCAATTCTGGCGTAACTGTCAGAACATGTTAACAGAAATGTCTCGTGGTAGAGTTATGTCTTTCGGTACGAATGGTATTGTGAAAAGTGTAGAGACCACAACAGGTTATGGCATTGAGTTGCCAAGTGGTCTAGTTATGCGCTACGATGACTTACAGTATGAACAAGGCGAGCGTGGTGTAGAATTTAATTATAAGACACGACGAGGTCGCACAAGAATCTACGGTGGTAAGGTTACAGAGAACGTGTGCCAAGCTATCGCTAGGTGCATCATGGGTGAACAGATGTTAGCTATTGCCAAGCGGTATAAACCTGCGCTTACTGTGCATGATTCCGTGGTATGCTGTGTACCTGATGATGAGTTAGACGAAGCTAGACAATACATAGAAGAGTGTATGAGTACGACACCTTCATGGGCAGAGGGTATGCCTATAACGTGTGAGTCTGGCATTGGTAAATCTTATGGAGACTGTGAATAATGCCTAAAGATAAAATAGAAGAAGCAATCAAAGAAGTACACGAAGCGGCAGACAAGGCTATTGACGAGGTTCAAGAAGAGATTCAAGAAACTCGTATGGAAGTTATGGCGTGGTTGAAACAAACCCGATCCTTTACTTACGCTGAGTTGTTAGTGTTCGGTATTGGTCTTGTTGCTGTATTGGCTACTCTCGGTAGCGTGTAATGAGTATTGCACCGTGGTCTTTTAGTAAAATAAAATCCTTTGAACAATGCCCTAAAAAGTTTTATCATCTAAAGGTAGCAAAGGATTACAAAGAGCCTGAGACTGAGGCTATGTTGTATGGGACTGCGGTGCATTTAGCCGCTGAAGAGTATGTAAGAGATGGGAAACCGTTACCCCCAGAATACATGTACATAAAAGCCCCAATAGATGCACTGTGTGCTAAACAGGGGGAAAAAATCTGCGAATTGGAAATGGGGTTGACGGCAGACCTAGAACCGTGTGGGTTCTTTGATGATGATTGTTGGTATCGTGGTATAGCTGATTTAGTTATAGTCGATAGAGAAAACAAACTGGCTTGGGTAATTGACTACAAGACAGGTAAGAATACTAGATATGCAGACAAGGGTCAGTTAGAACTAATGGCACTGTGTGTATTTAAACACTTCCCCGAGGTTGAGACTGTAAGAGGGGGGCTTTTGTTTGTTGTGTGTAACGAGTTAATACGAGATACCTACAAAGAAAGCTCCGCTGGTAAGATGTGGGAAAAGTGGTTAGCTGACTACAAACGTATGGAAATAGCGTATACTAATGATGTATGGAATGCCCACCAAAGTGGGTTATGTAAACGACATTGCATTGTTACAGAATGCGTGCATAATGGTAGACACTGATGAGAAAGAAACGTAAAAAACAAGTTAATGCTCCTGTTGGCAGTGAAACCTTTGAAAGAAGAATGGAACGCCAACGTGCTAGGCGTGCGTTTGATAAGAAGCATGGTAAAGCCGCACGTAAAGGGAAAGATATAAGCCACAATAAGATGTTAAAGAATGGTGGCAGTAATAAAGATGGTTACAAATTAGAAAGCCCTAGTAAGAACAGATCTAGGAATGGGCATAAGCCTAAAAAGAAATGACTCTGCTTGGTCGTGTGTAGACGCTTAGCTTGATGCGTCTTTAAATGATGTAGCCAGTTTTGTCCTCCTGACTATACGTATGCTACATAAAATCGAGTTAGCTATGGGTATTGATTAAAGTCCCACATAGCAGACCTAGCCCCATCTGTGGCGACATCGGGGCTAATTTTATCGTAAACGGACACCGTTTTACGAGGTTCACTGACGGAGAATAATAATTGAAGATTGTAGATAATAAGGCGTTATTGCTTAACTTACGTTCCCCTGGGCGGGTAACGAGTTGTATACCAAAGAGTAAGACGTTATCAGAACACCAAGTATTAGTTAACTGGGGAGTAGATGAGGTACAAGTATTACGTAACATAGGCATCAATGCGCCTTCACCTATTGAAGGTAAGTATGAGTGGACAGGTAGGTACGACCCCTATGACCATCAAAAAGCTACGGCAAGTTTCTTTACACTAAATAAAAAATCATTTTGTTTTAACGAACAAGGTACAGGTAAGACAGCCAGTGCTATCTGGGCATCAGACTATTTACTAAAACAAGGCAAGATAAATAGGGTGCTAGTTATATGTCCTTTATCTATTATGGAATCTGCATGGCGTAATGACTTATTTAGCTTTGCTATGCACCGAAAGGTAGATGTTGCGTATGGCTCGGCTAAAAAACGCAAAGAAATAATTGAGGGCGACGCTGATTACGTAATAATAAATTATGATGGTGTGGAGATTGTACAAGAATCTGTACAACAAGGTGGCTTTGATTTAATTATTGTAGATGAAGCTACACACTATAAAAACGTACAGACCAAACGATGGAAAACCCTTAACAAGTTAGTCAACAAAGATACGTGGCTTTGGATGATGACAGGTACACCTGCGGCACAAAGTCCAACTGATGCGTATGGTATAGCAAAACTTGTAAACCCAAATGGTGTACCTAGATTCTTTGGGTCGTTTCGAGATGTAGTGATGCAAAAGGTAACTAATTTTAAGTGGATACCAAAAGAAACAGCTACGGATACCGTACATAAAGTATTGCAACCTGCTATACGTTATACCAAAGAAGAATGTTTAGACCTACCACCTATGGTGTATGTAAAACGTGAAGTCGATATGACTGCACAACAAAAGAAATACTATAAAGAGTTAAAGAGTAAGATGATTATGCAAGCGGCAGGTGAGCAAATAACTGCGGCAAATGCGGCTGTCAATATGAACAAGCTACTACAAATATCATCTGGTGCTGTATATACCGATACTGGTGATTCATTAGAGTTTGATATAACTAAACGTTATAAGGTGTTAAGAGAAGTTATTGATGAGTCTAGTAAAAAAGTATTAGTGTTTGTACCCTTCAAGCATACCATAGACTTACTGACTGATAAGTTAAGGAAAGATGGTATAACCACTGAGGTCATACGTGGTGATGTAAGCGCACCAAAACGTACTGATATATTTAAACGCTTTCAAGAACAAGATGACCCTAAAGTTTTAGTAATCCAACCACAGTCTGCGGCACATGGTGTAACACTTACAGCGGCAAACACTGTAGTGTGGTGGTCGCCCACTAGTTCACTGGAAACGTACGCGCAAGCGAATGCTAGGGTACACAGGTCAGGGCAAGATCAAAAGTGTACCATCGTACACCTACAAGGGTCGTTTGCGGAGCGTCGAGTTTATACCTTATTAGACAACAGAATAGACGTACATACGAAGATGATCGACTTGTACAAAGAAATACTTGACTGAGCCACTATTTTACGTTATGGTCAATGTCCCTTTAACAAAGGAGCGTAAAATGAGTGATGTACCAAATGCTGAAAAACTAACTGCTGTCTACCTAAAGATAAAAGATAAGCGTAGTGAGTTATCAGCAGAGTTTAAAGAAAAAGATGCTGAGTTATCCGATCAGTTAGATAAGGTAAAGCGTGCTTTACTGGACTACTGTGAGGAACAAGGCGTTGATAGTGTAAGGACTTCGGAAGGGTTGTTCTATAGATCGGCTAGAACACGTTACTGGACAAGTGATTGGTCTTCGATGCACGAGTTTATACTTGAGAATGAAGTGCCAGAGTTGCTAGATAAACGCGTCAACCAATCTAATATGAAGCAATACCTTGAAGAAAACCCAGACCAAGTACCAAAAGGTCTTAACGTAGATTCTGAATATATTGTTTCAGTGAGGAGAAAGTAATGGCGGATAAATATGTAACCGCAGAAGAAGTGGCAGATAAGTATAGTATATCTGTACACGGCATACGTGGGTGGAGGCGTAGAGGGATTGTACCTACTCATCTTTATCTAAAGATTGGTGGGCAGTACCGTTACGACTTAGATGGATTGGAGAAGTTTTTCCGAAACAACACCGCCCAATCTAAAAGCGAAGAGGTAAAGGAAGACACTAGAACTCCCCGTCAAAAGCTAGATGACTATTCATTAACAGGTAAGAGTGAAGAACTTAAAGCACAACTTACCGAAATGGATTTTGCAGCAGACGAGGACTTCTAGTGAGAAGGTTGAGCATACGTGGTGGTCAGTTTACATTAATGAATGATGGTGAGCATGAAGTCTTACCCCATGATAGTGTAGATGTAATCATCATAAATGCCGCGCCTGTATCAAGATCATACTTTGGTAATCAGTTTGACCCTAACAAGTCTACTGCACCAGTCTGTTGGTCTGATGATACGCAAAGACCATCACGCAATGTATCACAGGATAACGTGCAATCAGGTAGGTGTATGGACTGTACACAGAACGTACGTGGTTCTGGTGAGAATGGTGGTCGGGCTTGTCGGTTTCAACAACGACTGGCTGTTGTATTTGAGGGAAACCTCGATGAGGTGTATCAGTTGCAGATCCCTGCCAGTACAATTTTTGGTAGGGTGGTTAACGGTAATATGGGCATGCAAGAGTATGCTCGACATTTAGCCGCACATGCTACATCAGTTATTGCTGTCGTTACGAATATCTATTTCGATAAAGACAGTGTTGTACCTAAACTTTACTTCAAACCTGTACGCCCTGTAGATACAAAGACAGGATTAAAGGTGGCTGAAATGGTAGTACACGAAGATACAAAGGCGGCTATAACATCTATAGTCCCTGTGTCTGGTGAGACTGCATCACCTTTTGCTGTCGTTGAGGGTGGGTTTGAGTTAAATGCGAACTAACAAGGTAATTAATTATGGCTAATCAAAATAGCAATTATGTAATACAAAACGTTGAGGCTCTTTGGCCTCGTATCAATAAACCATATCGCTTTGACAATGCAGAGAATCGCACTGTTCCTTGTGATCCTTTTGAAGATAACGCCAAATACGAAATTAAGTTTCGTATGAATAAAGATCAGGCGAAGGCTTTGTATCTTGAAATGTGTAAGGCGTATGAAGAACGCAAAGAAAAAGGGTGGCCTGAGAAAGTTGATAACCCATTCACCAAAGATGATGATGGCATGTATACCTATAAAGCATCATTGAAAGGTGCGTATGGTAAAGAGGCTACACTTAAACCTGTACAATATGACTCAAAAGGAGTTAAACTACCTGACGATTTCATGTTGACAACTGGAAGCACTGTAAACGTAGCTGTCGTATTTGTCCCATACAATATGCGTGAAGCAGGAATATCACTACGCTTACGTGCTGTGCAGGTTATCAAGTATGTACCAATGGAAGCATCATCTCCGTTCGGTGCTGTTGAAGGCGGCTTTGAGTTTTCTTCAGAAGACAATCCGTTTGAAGTTGTAGAAGCTAAACCCACTACCAATGTTATTGAAGGTGAGTTTGGTGATACACCTGAGCCTAAAAAAGTTAGTAAAAAGACTACACCAAAACCAAAAAAGTCTGATGCTGACATCGCGGCAATCGTAGACGACTGGGACGACTAGTCCCACAACAATAGCTAGCATTATGCGAAGAGGGGGCAACCGCCCCCCTGCTATCTCCACCCTCGGAATTAGGAATGTATTATGGATGCAGAAGTATTTTTGCGACACGTCACTGGCGACGATGGATACTACTGTTTATTTGCGGTTAAGTTAGGACAACATGATAGACCACAGACGTTTCATACTGACTATGATTCGTTACTACAAGAAGCACGTAAGTTAGATGCTCGTGGGTACAGCCCATACTTTGCACTAGCTACGTTTAGAGAAAGTGGTACGCGTGTAGCCGACAATGTAAAACAGTTAAAATCTTTCTTTATGGACATCGACTGCGGGGAAGGCAGAGATTATCCAACTAAGAGAGAAGGACTCCAAGCCCTACAGAGATTTTGTAAGAAGGTAGATTTACCTAGACCGCTACTAGTTGATTCTGGTAGAGGTGTGCATTGTTATTGGCCTTTGTCTGAAGCTGTTAGCAGGGACGATTGGAAGCCTGTAGCAGACCATCTAAAACAGTTGTGTAAGAATCATGGGTTTACTATTGATACGTCAGTGACTGCCGATGCGGCTCGTGTACTACGTATACCTACAACACACAACCACAAGACTGAACCACCTACGGAAGTGACGTTCTTTAGTGAGCATGTACCTGAAGCTGTAACTCTTGATGAGTTCGCTAAAGTAATAGGTGCTGATCTTGTGCCAAAACAAAAAGTTGATAGTCAACCTGCCAATGCAATGATGGAAGCATTGATGGGTAACAAACAGTTCAAGTTCAAAGATATTATCGCTAGAGAATCTAGCTGTGCGCAGTTAGTTGACATAGTAGTAAATCAAGATGAGTGTAGTGAACCTATATGGCGAGCAGGCTTATCTATAGCTAAGTTCTGTTCTGATGGACAGAAAGCGGCACACATCATGTCTAAGAATCACCCTGAGTATTCAGCAGAAGAAACACAGGATAAGTTCGATAAGATAAAAGGCCCTTATCTGTGTCATCACTTTGATGAGTTCAAGCCTGATGTATGTACAGAATGCCCACACTGGGGCAAGATTAAGTCTCCAATATCTTTAGGAGGCAGTGTGCGTGAGGCTACTGAAGAAGATAACGTAGTAGAAGTACCTGCACTTGATCTACCAAATACACCTACCACTACGTATGTAATTC